CGCGGAGGTTGCATGACCACGCAACGCCCGCCTCGCGAGCAACAGAATCACGGAGGCACGATGAACGACGAGCAATCGCACGCGGCTCGACCGAACGGACGGCCGGTTTCCGTCAACATCATCATCGAGGAAACGTGCAGGGAACTCCGCATCGAACTCGCGGACCTGCCCGGTAAGGGACGGCACTACCGCGTCTCTCTGGCTCGCGGGCTTATCACCATCCTCTTGCGGGAACTCACCGCATTGTCGTTCCCCGAAATCGCGCTACGGCTCCACAGGCCGAACCACTCTTCGGTTATCACCGCGTACAACCGTGTGTCGGCTCAACTCAAAAGCAAAGCGATCATCAAGGGCATCCGTGGCGATTTCGTTTCCGTCGCCGACGCCTACGTCCGAGTTTCCGAGCGCATCTTCCAGCGGCAGGTGTCTGCGGACAAGGCCGCGTGATAGTGGACAACTTCCATTCTCAAATTGTTCCCAACACGCATCGCCAATAAATCACGCTAGTTGCGCCTTGCCGACAGATTCCACACATTCGATACACACTGTTTAGGGCCTGTTTTCCCGTCTCGAGAGACATTTGGTGAGTACAGATTCATGCAAGGATGCACATGACCGTTTACACCATCAAAAACTGGGGCAAGGTCTTTGAGAACTTCCGCTCTCGAGAGTTGAAGGAACCAAAGTACGTCTGCTGGCCCGTCCGTCTCGACAGCGAAGGGCTGGGGATGCTGCTCGAGACACCGGACGGCCTGCAGGCGTTCGGCGTGTTCTCGGTTCTCGTCCAGCTTGCCGCCAAGTGCCCCGTCCGTGGCACCCTCGAGGACGAACGCGGCCCGTGGACCGTGGACCGAATCTCAAAGCACCTTCGCATCCCCCGCGACATCCTGACTCGAGCGCTCGCACTTCTCTCATCGACCGAAATCGGCTGGTTGACTTGCAAGGGCGGCGAAAGCCTGCAGCGGCAAGAAGAGCGCCAGACCGATGACACGTCGATGCAAGATCGTGCGCCGTCGATGGCAGGTCGATGCGCGGTCGATGCAATCCCGTGCGCTGTCACGACCGCGCACGGTGCGTCCATCCATCCATCCTATCCGTCCTGTATTCCCAAAACCAATACCCCCCCCGTCGCTGCGCGACGACCCCCAAGGGGGGTCAGCGACTCGCTCTCGTGGTCGCTCGAGTCCGGGTTCACCGGAATCCCGCTCGAGCAACGCAAGGCGTGGGAACTCGCATACCCGTCCGTGAACCTCGAGGCGGAACTTGCCAAAGCCCACGCATGGCTCATTGCGAACCCCACAAGGGCCGGGAAGCGAAAGTGGGCACGCTTCATCGGCAACTGGCTCTCGAGGGCACACGAGCAGCCCAAAGCCCCGCAGCAACGACTCGGATTCGAGTCCGACGTTGAACGCACGCGGCGGATGCTCACGGAAGGGAGCGCGGCATGACAGCACGATTCGATGCCATCGCCGGAGTCTTTCCCCGCTGGAAGGTCACTCCCGACCTTGCCCGGCTCTGCGAAACCCAGTTCGCCAAGTTCAGAGCCGAGCAGGTCCGGCTCGCTGCCGGTCAACACCGGCTCGAGCGAAAGGGGGACGACCCGGACCTTGGGGGGCTGCTCTCGAGACTCAAGGGAACCGGCACCCGTCACGCGGTCCAGCAACTCGACGCAAAGGCACAGCTCGAGGCGTACAACAACCGCCCGTACACCGAGGAAGACATCCGCTGGGATCAACTCTGCGATTCGTGGCGGGCCGACCTCCGAACCGCCAAATCCCAACCCGGATTCACCCCCGAAGGCTGGGCGCGTTCAGCCTTCCCCCTCTTCCGCCGCGACATTGCCGAGTTTGGGCATGAGTCCAAGACGTTTGCGACGGCTTACTTGGTCAAGCTCGCACGGGATTGTGACGTGAAGTTGAATCCGAAGGGCGGCAGCGAGGCCGCGGCATTGGTCAAACTCGTAACGCAGTCGGTCTAACACAGGAGCAGCCGAATGGAATCGCTACTCACAGGGACGGAACTGGCGCGGCAGATTGAGATTGAGAAACGGGCGACGGCGGAGGGGAGGCGGCGGTTCTTTGCCAAACTCGACGAGGATGCAAAAAAAGGGCGTCACTCAAACAACGTGCCCGCGCAACGCTGGCTTGCGAACTGGGCCAAGGGGATGATTCTCAACATCCGCATGACGCGGAAAAAGATGAAGACCGAGCGGTACGGCGGTGGTGGCCCCGGTATCCGTTCGGCCATGCCGATCTTCGCCCTTGTGTCGCCACCGAAGATCGCAGCAATCGCTATGTGCGAGATGCTGAACCTATGCCTTGCCAACCCCGACGGCGTGAATACCACGAAGGTGTTTATGGCAATCGGTCGCGCAGTCGTCGCACAGGCGCAGATGGACAAGTGGCGGAAGGAGCAGAAGTGGGAAACCGTCAACGGACGGAGGCAGAAAGTCGATGGCCCGCTCCAGAAGTTCGGAAGGATTCGCCGCAAGCCGAGCCCCCTTGACGTGAACATGCTGGCGAAGAAGATCGATGAGAACTCGATCTATGACCGGAAGTTGTGTTGCTCGATCGGCGGAATGCTCGCGTTCGCTGTGCAATGCAACTGCTCTCGCAACGGACCGGGCGACCCGTTCGAACTGGCCTTTCACTACGAACTGCGAAGGGGTGGGAACAAGACCCGCGGCAAGTTGTCGCTCGACAAGCGCGTCCGAAATGCGATCGCCTACGACACTGTTTCTCTCGCGTCGATTCGTCCGTCTTATCCGCCAATGGTTGTTCCGCCATATGAACACGCCGACGTGATGCGGGGGGGATACATCGAGATTCCGTCGCGTTTGCTGGCGAAGTCCACCAAGGAGCAGCGGTCGATCATCAGTGAAAGGCTTCCGAAACTCAAGCACGTCACCGATGCGATTCAAGTCCAGGGCGCGAGCCCAATTCGAACAAACGGGTTCGCGCTCCATGTAGTTGACCAACTCAAAGAAATGGGCGGCGGTGTTGCCAATTTGCCATTCTCGACCGACTTCGCGCGACCTCCTAAGCCGTCCGATCCGAAAGACCTCGACATCTGGAAACGCGACTGCTCCCGCATTCACCGAAAGAACAAGGTGAACCGGAGCAAGTTTCGCGGCATGGTGGACGTGACGGACACGGCGCGGACCTTCGGGAAAGAGCCACGCCTTTACATGCCGGGGCGCATCTGTGTGCGCGGACGTTGGTATCCGATCCCGCTCTACTTCCACCACCACGGCGGGGATCTAGAACGGTCGCTCATTGAGATGGCGGACCCACGTTCGGGCGAAGGCGACTTGTATCAGGTCGCCATTCAGTGCGCCAACATGTTCGGCATCGACCGGGTGAGTTACGCCGAGCGCGTTGAGTGGGTGAAGTCGCACATGCGAAACATCTACAGCGCCGTCAAGAACCCGCTCGGGGATGATTGGTGGACACGCGCCGACAACCCGCTGCAGTTCCTTGCCGCGTGCCGGGCGATGGTGAACAAAGAGGCGGCGTCGCGACTTCCGATCCAGCGCGACTGTACGTCCAGCGGATTCCAACACTACGCGGCGATGGCACGAGACGAGATCGCTGCGCCGATGGTGAACCTGACCGCTTCCGACGAGCCCTTCGCGCTGTACCGGGAAGTGGCAAACCGCGTCGCCGAAGATATTCCCGGAAAGGGCGGTGCCGAACTGATCGCCCGGCTCATCGACACTCTTCCGAAAGAAGACGGCTGGTTGGTAAAGCCGAACACCATGACCAAGGTGTACAAGGTGACGACTTTCGGGGCGCGGAAGCAGGTTCGCCTTCGATTGCAGAAACTTGGCTGGACAAGAGACGACGCGAGAGCCGGCGCGAAGATCGTTGCCGAGGCGACGCTGCGCATCACGGGCGAAATGTTCCCGCGCGTGACGGCGGTTATGAACTGGCTTGTGGACTGCGCCACGAAGATCGCCAAGGCGAACCGGCTCGTGATGTGGGAGGCCCCCAGCGGGCTTCCGGTGGTTCAGGGCTACCGCAAGATGCGTTTGAGCCAGATCACAACCCAGTTCCATCGCGTCAATCTCTGGATGGACGACGAGACAATGCCGGTCAGCGTTGGGGGCCAGGTGAACGGCATTGCCGCAAACTTCGTCCACTCAGTCGATGCGTCGCACCTGCAAATGGTCGCGCTCGAATGCAAGCGCCGGGGAATCCCGTTCCTTGGCGTCCACGACTGCCACTGGTCTCACGCCTGCCACGCCGAAGAGGTGGCCGCGATCGCCCGCGAGAAGTTCGCAGAACTGCACGCAGAATCGCATATAGATAGGATATGGAACTATTGGGCCGAACAACACCCTGACATAGACTTCCTTCCGCCGCCCGAACCAGGCAGTTACGACCCGTCGGAAGTGCTTGGCTCGCAATACTTTACATGCTAAATGAACGATCGTTCAAACAAGGCTCCCCCTCTAGTGAACAATTACTGTCAAACAGTAATGATTCTTGCCAGACAGTCTGGCTTGCCTTCTCCTCCGGCCACCCGTGGTCGCTTGACTCCACGTTGGCCCGCGTGCTCACGCGCTGCCACATCAGCCATGTCTGCGTCGGCGACACGCGCGGCATGTTCGACCCGACCCCATCGGGCGACCACTTCCGCGACTGGGCTTGGTTCGTCAAGAACTACCCGACGCTGCAAACGCTGGTCGAGATCCCGGTGCCGAAGGCAATCGACCCGCGCGAGTTCCCCCGCGACAAGCGAAAGACCACAATCGTCGGCGGGCTCGCGTACTTCTTCACCCGCGGCAGATACCGGGGCCGCAACTGCCTGACCCGCACACGCGATTATCTCGCAGCATGCGGGCTTGTGCTGCCACGAACCGTCCTGACCCCACGCGACCTCTATGAAGATTCCATCCGGCGAGCCTGCCACGAGTGTGTCATCGACACCGCCCACGCCTTTTACTGTGGATCAGCTGGACTCGCTGGCCCGCTGGCTCCAGAAGAAGGGGTTCCAGCCGTCCGTGGTGAACAACGCCAATGACCTGAAAGACCCCTTGGCACTGGCATTCCAAGCCGGGCGCTACGACGCAGTTCGGACCATTGAGCGCGAGGCCAAGGCCATGCGGGAGAAGAAGCCTTGAGCGGCATCGGCGAGGTCATCAATGGAATCCTCGGCGTGAAGCAACCGCAGCAGATGCAGATTGCTCCGCTCCCTGATTACAAAGAGCAACTCGAATCCGATCAGGCGCAGGCCACAGCAGAAGCCGCGGCCCGCCGGCGACAGGGATTGCGCGACCAACTCACAATCGAACTGCCAGACGACGGCGTAGGCACCGGCCTCCAGATTCCCAAGTAACCAATGGCACAGACAATTCAGGCACGCTACGAGGCGAAGCGGGCTTCCCTGCAACTCGTCTTGGATCGTGCCCGATGGTGCGCGAAAATGTCGCTGCCCTACCTCATGACCGAAGAGGGCTTCAAAGAAGGCGACAAGATCCCCAACCCGAATACCTCACTGGGTGGGCGCGGGGTCGTGAATGTTGCCGGCAAGATGCGTTCGGCCCTATACGACGACATGTGGTTCGAGCTCGACATCGACCCGCGCGTGCGATGGGCGATGCCGACGGCCCACTATCAGGGCCTGCGCGACACGCTCTTTATTGAAGAAGTGAAGCTGATCGCGTTGCTGGAGAGCCAGAGCGCCAACGACTACCGTACCTGCGCGGGCTTCCAGACGGCCAAGCGTCGATCACTGACCCAGCTCGTCGCCACCGGCAGCACGCTCGAATCGCTGGGCATGCGCTCCGACGAGGACGGCAAGCCTGACTTTGCCCTGCGCGTCTACAACCGCGACCAGTATGTGACGTTCCGCGACCCGTACGGATTCGCCTACGCGTACGGTGTCAAAGAGCAGATGTATCCGTGGCACCTGACGCCCCGACAGCTTGAGGCGTGCGGGATCGCGCCCACGGCTGACGGAGAAGAACCGAAGTCGTTCGACACCTTCCTGATCTACGAGTACCAGCCCAACACCAAGAAGTGGGCATGGCGGCAGGAAGCCAACGGCAAGCAGTACAACGAAGGCGACCACAACGTCGCCCGCATGTTCGGCACCGAGTTCGAGTTGGAAGCCGGCGGGCAGATGGGGCGAGGCCTCATCGAACTGTGCGCTGGCGACCTGTCGGCCTACGACGACATTTGGGGCTATTTCAAGGATTGGTGCAAGGCCGCGTCCAAGTTGCACCCGGCGATCGATGCCAACTCGAGCATTCGGGCGTCCGACCTTGAGAAGCCATCGGGCGAAGCGATCGTCAATGCCCGCGTCGAGAACGGGCAGGTTGCCGACGTTGGCTTCATCAACATCAACAAGCTCGCGGACTTCAAGGTAGTCATCGAAGGTATCGAGCGGCTTCGCAAAGAGCTTGGCGCTTCGATGCTCATGGAGTCCGAAAGCGCGCCCACGGGCGAGGCCGGACGCCACAGCTACGGATGGAAAGTCATTCTGGAACAAATGCAGGGCTTGACCGGCGGCGTTCACGCAAGCATTGCAGACGAGAACCAGAAGCCGACGCTCCACGCTGCCATGGACATTTCCCTGCAGTTGGGCTTGATGGACGAGAGGACCGTCAAGCGGACCCGCGTGGTTTCGACCAGCGGCCTTGAAGCGCTCGGACGAAAGAAGCGGCTTGAGTCTCACCTCGGGTACGTCCAACTTGCGGCGTCACTCGGCCCGAACGCAATGGCCCGAATCGACGAAGGCGTTCTGATGCGGTTCGCGGCACGCCAGCAGCGTGTCGACGAGCCGGGCATCGTCCGCACTGATGCACAGATGGCGCAGATTCAAGCTCAGGCGGCAGCGATGCAGGCCAAACAGGAAGCGGCCTCCAAAGCGATCGACGTGGCAGGCAACGTGGTTCAGGCCGGCGCGGTCGCTCAGATTCCACAGGCAGCGTAAGGAAGGAACACAATGGCAGAGACTCCCGTTATCGCCGCAGACGCGGCACCCGTGGTTGCACCCGCGCCCGGTTCAGTCGTCACGCCCCCAGTCACCGCGCCCGCCGCGCTCCTCTACGACAAGTGGAAGACGCCCGAGGAAGCGGACAAGGGCATCGCCGAGGGCTTGAAGTTCCGCGGCATCGACGTTGACCCGACGAAGATGTACGGCGCGGACGGCATGTTCACCAACCGAGACGCGGCCGCGAAGGTCTACAAGAGCGTGATGGGCAGCAAGCCCGTCGGCGAAGTCTCGGAAGTCGGGACGATCGACGATCTTGTGAAGGCGTCAGGGCTTGACCCGATGGCGCTTGGCACGAAGTGGGCGCAGAAGCAGGCGCTGGAGGACGGCGACTATCAGAAACTCGCCAACATCTCGTTCACCGATCCCGCCACCGGCAAGGCCGTGAAGCTGAACAAGGCCGCGATCGACGAATTCATTGGCGGCAGGTACGAGACAGCCAAGATCGCCGCCGAGCGTGCGGCAGAGATTCACGCGCAGGTCGCAGCCGAAAACATCCGCATCGCCGGCGGCAGCAAGGAACAACTCGACCAGCTTTTGAAGGACGCGAAGGACTACCCCGCGCACCTCCACGACGACATCAACCGTCGCCTCAAGGACCCACTCATGCAGAACGGGGCCATTCGGGAGTTGAAGGCTTGGCGCGATGAGCGCACGGGACTTCGCTCGTCAGGAACGCCCGTCACAGGCTCGATGCCGACACCGCCCCGAGGCGCAGATACCAAGGCGGAATGGCTGGCTCTCCGTGAGGCTGCGCGCAACGGCGACTCGAACGCTGCCGCAAAACTCAAAGCAACACCGCACGCGAAGATGATGTCATTTACCCAGTAAGGAACACTTATGAACCCAACCAAAGAACAAGACGCGATTCTCGCCAAGCACGGCGTTCATTTCCGCCTCAGCCAGATCAACACGGGACACGGCGACCAGAAAGGCTCGCAGGCTCTTTGTGAGATCATCGACAAGATGAGCGGCGAAACGTACATCCGCACGCTTTCAGACAACGAGCCGGACGCATTCGCCGCAGGCCTTGCACTGGTGCCCGCCACCAAGAAGCCATACGCAACCGCCGACGCCAAGATGCTGGCAGAAGCGGCCGACGAAATCGCTTCGCTCAAGGCCCAGCTCGCAGCAGCCACTGCGATCAAGCCTGCCAAGGGCGGCAAGAAGAACGCCCAAGCCCCCGAAACCGTCCCAGCCTAATTGCACGCACTGTTCGCCAACGCGGATGGTGCGTTTTCAGGTTGATCCGCCACACAGCGCACACGCGCCGCGAGTACGGAACGACCTAGCCCAGCAGTTCTAAGCAAGCCGACACGCAACGCGCGGACACCCGAGTAATCGGCCCGCGCCCAAGTGGCGACACCTTCGCCCACGGACTTCGCGGCTGAATGCGTTTTTGAAACCGCACTCACCACGGAGAAATCCAATGCCAGAAGTCAATGCAATTCCGGTGCTCGATTCGAGCACGCAACAGTGGGATCTCGCGATGGACACGGTCTTCGACCCTGCCGTCGTCGAGGCCTATCAGTCGTCCGTCATCCTGTTCGACCAGCAGTATCCCGGCATCAAGAAGTCCAACGACAAGGACGGGTTCAACGGCGCCTTCGTTCAGAAGGCACCGAATCCCGAGCCGGACGAGGTTTACACGCCCGGCAACCTGCTTGTCGGCCAGCAGTACGGTAATCGCGAGGACTTCATCACTCTCGATGAACCACTCGTCACACACGACTGGTTCCGCTTCGACCATGTTGAGGTATCTCGGTTCCCGATCATCGAGCCGAACGTCATCGGCATGGGCGAGGCGCTTGGACGCAAGCTCGACAAGCGTGGATTCAT